ACAGCTGCCCAAGTAGCAGCTGGTTCAATCCTTAACCTATCTGGACGATTCTGTATCACTAAACTAATTGCAGGTGATATATTCAGGTTAGCTATTACTATATCATTCTTTATAAGTTCAGAGGTTAACTTATTAGCTATGGTATAATCAATTGATTTAGCTTTAAGTATTTCATCTGGATTTACACCTGAACTATTAGCGGATATTTTATTCTGATACCATCTATCCTTTGATTGAGCTATAGAGTATGAACCCTTCCTGGCTACATGAGAATTCATGGTATCAGCTTCTTTATTCTTCCCATTTGGCTCAGCTTTAGCCATTGGAGAAGTAGCCCTGTTTATTAGTATCAGGGATCTCCATACTTTATTTAGAGGGGATTGGAATATTCTCCCCTGCTCAAGATCAGCTACTTCTTGAGCTACTTTTCCAACTGGTTTTCCTATCAGTGATGCCATAATTGTTTAGTTTACTCCAGCAGCTACATTTATTTCTGAATCTCTCTCGTTGAGATATTCTTCGAATACCTTTTTACCGTCTATGTTAATGATAGTGGTATTGCCCTTATTCTCTCTTTGATTAAGCTTTTCAGTATATAATCCTAGAGTCTGTACTAACCACCTCATCTCTTGAACGGTTAACTCTTGTAGATTATCCTTTCTTAAATTATATCCCTCTTTGCTAGCCCTAACGGCAGATGCAAGATCATTAGTTGCTCGGGTATTCTCTTCATTAGAAGCCTGATTACTTTTGATAGCACTGTATATCATTGGTCCAACTATAGATATACCGGTTATGGCTAATCCCAAAGGACCCCCAAATAACCCTACTATTCTAGAACCAAATCCAAGCAGTCCTCTACCAACAGAAACCAATGCACCCCGAGAAGCAGCATTAGCAGCTGCAGCTCCTGCACCAGTACCCATTATAGTTCTGGTCATCCTACCAGCATTAGTTGTAGTTACCATAGCTGCTGGTACTGGAGTCCATCCAGAAGCTCCTCTACCAGTATTAGCATAATACCTACCATTGGCTCCCATTTTTGCTGGAATATTACCATTATAGTAATATCTTGGTAAACCAGCTTCTGCAGCAACCATAGTAGCACTTGCTCCTATACCAGCTTTACGTTGAGCAATGATGGCTCTCTCCATATTGAGGTAAGCTTGGGCAGATATAGTAGCTTGTGACCAACCTCCAATCAATAATCTAACCATTGATCTGAAGGTCACTTGAGTATCACCATTTAATATTAACCATCTAGCTCTCCAGTTAGCTATCTTATTGGTAATCCATAATACACCAGCACCTATACTTGCTAACCCAGCTATCCAAGGTCCAAATGGAGTTGCCACTAAGTCACGTACTTGGGATATTGCCCAACCTACCATATCAAGGAACCCCATAATGATAGGATTATTTTGTATAGCTTCAGCAAAAGTAGTCATAAGGTTCTCTGCAGCCGATTGAATTATATCAATCTTACCTGCAAGAGTTTCCATACGTTTTGCTACTACTCCTTCGGCAAATCCAGCAGATTGATTTTGTATCTTATCAAGGAGATCAAAGTATCCTTCAGTATCTCTCATTATGGCAACTGCAGCACGCATACCACGTACACCAAAGATACTCTTTAATACTGCATTCTGATCTACAGTTGATAAGTTCTTAGTAGCTTCATTTATTTTACCAAGAATTACACCAAAATCTTGAAGATCTCCGGTAGCATCAACAAAATCTTTTTTACTCAATCCCAGTCTAGCTAAAGCTTTAGCTCCCTTGAAATTTGGATTGGTTATAGACTGAGTTAAGTAGTCTGCCATATTTCTGATAGAAGTACCTGCTATAGAACCTTGTATACCTGCATTACCCAAGGTACCTATCATAGCAGCTACTTGAGGTAACTGTTGTCTCAGAGTTACCATGGATGCTGCGGAATATTTGATAGATTCTGCCAAATCCGTCATGGACATATTAGATGCCATAGCAGCTTTAGTAAGCTGGTCACCAACTAATGTAGCAGCTCTTTCACCTTCCAATCCGAAGGTTCTCATTATATTGGTCAGTAAGTCTGCAGTACCTCCTTTACCTCCCAATTCCATTCCTGTAGCATTGGCCATCATTGCAGCACCAGATATCATTTCCTGTATCTGATTTGCATCATTACCAGCCATTGCTAAGTATTTCATACCTGAAGCTATATCTCTTGACATGAACATGGTCCTCAAACCTAATGTCTGGGCAGTTTCAGATAACCCAGACATCTGTTCATTGGTAGCTCCAGAGATAGCTCCCACTGAAGTCATCATATCGATGAAGTCAGCTCCAGTTGTAATTGTAGTAGCTAAGGAAGACACTATATTACTGGCTATACCACCAAACATATTTGTATATGCCTGAACAGCGGTTAAGTTAGCCTGTACAGCATTCTTAGCATCCCGATGTAAACCTCTTATAACAGAGCTGGCTTCTCTTGCTTGGTTAGAAAACCTATCTTGTAAGACAAGAGCTATACCTATCTCTAGTTGTCCTGCAGAAGGACTACCACTTGTAAAAGCCATATAGTTTCAGATTTATAGAACAAAAGAGAGATGACCCTATGTATGGGTCATCTCCTTTTTTAGTTGTTCGTAATATGCTTCGGCAGCTTCTATAAATTTCTTCCTACGCCGCCATGGGAGCTTTGCTAGAGTGTTAAAGTCAATACTAATCTTTGCTCTAACAATATATAAATATACATCTTCTAGTTCTCCCGTGGGTAGAAAAAATTATCTACTGCCATTACTGGTACCATAATACGTTGACCAGTATCTGGGTCCTCTATTTGAGTAGTTCCTGGGAATATTGGATCCATTCCTTTAACAGTGGAACGAATATCCATCATATCCTGAGAGGAAAACATTCTGAAGTTTTTAACGATCTCGTAATTTTCACCTACTTTAAGTTTAAGGTTACGAGCAATTAATTCCTGGTTCTTAGTTCTCTCGTTCATTGGTAAATTCATTACGTATGACTCACCTTCAGCACTGAGTAAATCAAAGCAAAGTTCTTTACCACTCTTAGTTGTAAATGTTATCCCCTTTGACTGTTTTGATACTGGATAAAATGGTATAGCATTCGGTTTTGCTTCCATTTCCTGCATTGTAGGAATTGTACCATAGTCAAAAAGGAACTCTTCTTTAAGATCTACTTCATAATCAATGGTTCTTACTTGACCCTCTGCTGGGCCTTCCCAGTCATACCTGAATTCAAGAGTTTTTCCCAGAGAGAATATACGAGAATTTATCATAATCGTATACCTATCAAGAGATGGCATTTTTTGAACATCATCAGCTGTGAGTAATCTTGTAGCCGTAATATCGGTATCTGTTACAATACCAGCAATAAATTTAGAGATGTTCATAAATGTTTTTGCATCTACTGGGTTTGAGAGAATATCATCATCCTCTCCATTCTGTTCCCGTATGGTTACTTCATAACCACTTGGTAGTTTAAAGGTAAGTTTCTTACCATAAAGTGTTTGATCTTCCATTGTGTTGAGTTGTTAAGTATTCTGAAAAATATAGTATTTTGTAACGAAAAAGGGAGAGTTCATTGCTGAGCTCTCCCTTAGTGATTCACTATTACAGCTTCTCGCAAGTATCTACCGAGAACTCTAAATCCTCCAGAGTGTTATCCGAACTCATTCGGTCTAAGTCCTGTCCGTTTACCTTGCAAGGCCATACTCCGGTACATGTCCAGGAGTTAAGGATAGATACTCCATCCTCGGCCAGCTCATTGATGAGTACCGTTTCCTTATACTGGCTTGGAGTTAAACCCCCACCAAGCAACATATCCTGAACTGACATAAGCCAATCCCATAACCAAGTATCTGACCCAGAAGTAGTTTCCAATTTGGAAGCTGTTAAGTTTCCAACTGATACTCTACCAGCTGTTTTTACATCGTAATTTACATCACCATGTGAAACTTGTTCAATACTTACCTCTGGTATACCAACCTTCTGAAAGAGGAATGCGTTTATGGGATGTTTGACAAATACAATTTGCCATAAGAACTTCTTCCTCGGATTTTTTACTTTAGCTCCTGCCATAGTATTATATCATTTATTTGTTTATTACTGTGCGGATATGGATATCTCACCAGTGCTCTTATTTACCGAAACATCTATGATAACATCCATCTCTATATCCTGCATTGGAACAATTTCCTTATACTTCAGCTGAGCCTTATACTTACCCTGACGAACATCTGCCTCGTTATTAACCTGAAGATCTTCATAGCTCTGTGCATCCTGATCTCCCAACCACTCATAAGAGGTAATTGCATTACGAGTCTGAAGGTCATCCAGAATATCCTTTGCTTCATAGTAAATCCTCTTCCACGTTTCAAAGGTATTAGGCTCTTCTATATAGCTCTCCAGAATAGGCCGAAGGTTCTTCTTCAGGTAAAGATTGAGACGTACTATTGAAATGAACTTTTCGGAGTCATCCACGGGATTGGAAGTGAATCCATTCCAAAGCATAGTACGCTGGCCCTGAGTACGAGTGTTCTTGATTACGAACAAGTTCATGTACCACTGAGCAAACTCGTTAAGAGTATCTATATCAGCAGGACCACCCAAGTTCTTCATCACTGGTCCAAGTGCCGAAGCAATTACACCACGGTTCATACCAGAGAAGGAATACCAAGGTCCATAAGTAGAAGCACAAGTTGCATCAAGTCCAGCTACAGAACCTAATACATCGCATTTTTGGAGAGAACCATTTTCGTTGTAGTACTTGATACCACCTCCGAAATATGCTACCTCCTTCTTAGGACCAATGGTCTGAACCATAGTCTTCATAGCGGTTAATGTTTCATCAACCGTAGCAGGAGTACGGGTTCCGGCTGCATACTTTGGTACCTCTACATAGAGCATATTCTCGAATGTAGTATGTACATCATTAGCTACTTCAGTATATACCTCCATATAACTATCCAGATGCTGATGTATGTGAGAGAGTACTACAGAGTATGCCTCATAGTAAACCTTGCTAGCATTATAAGCAGAGATCCACTCGTCCTTACTCGGATCTGTACCAGCAGTTCCCTCAGAGCATTCCATATATACATTGGTATCACTTACTTCATCAGTATCAACTGTTTCAGAAGTAATCTTACCAACCATGATGGTAGAGTTCCAGTTAGAGAACTGACGTAGTATAGAAACTATGTCTTCCATAGTTTGTATTCCGGTTGCAAGACTCCTCATTGTGCCTTGACCATCGCCTTCTTTCCCCTTTATTGCTTCGAACGTAATGTTAGGAGCATTATCTAAGAAATTCTGTAAAGTATTTACATTGATAGAAGGAGTAGTTACACCATCAGTAGTATTTGCGGATACAGCCGAGAAGAACAGAGTCTCATTCAGTATACTATCATAAGTTGGTATACTAGTTTTCTCGTCTCTTGCACCATATTGAATGATACTTGCACGGAGTGTTGGCTCTGTGGATACATTCAATTTTAAGTAGAAGGGACGATTCAAATTTACCCCAGTATTATCAAGTACCGGAGAACCTGCTTCCCGAGTACGAATAGCCATATTCATTGTAAGGCTATTCTCTGCTCCACTTGGATCAGAAATTACTATGGATATAATTGCTGAACCGCCTGGAACTGAAGTTGATGGTGCACTGAGTGCTGCAGCTGCTGGAGTTACAGCCATTGGTTTTGCCCATCCATAACTAGCTCCACTACCAGCTACTCTTGATACTCGAACCTTTGCACCCATTTCAAGTGCCTTCATTATGTTCGATACTGAACCATCCGGAACTATCTCCGAACCAAAAATACGAGTGAACTGAGATGGGCTAGATATCAAATCACTGGGGTCTTCGAACGGACCCTTGGTAGTACGAGCTACCATGTTGATTACGCCCAACAGAGGAACACTAGATTGCACGTTCAGGTTCTTAAAGTTGAACCTTACTCTTGGAGTCTGTGGCATATTTAATTATATTAAAGTGTTATTAAGCAATTGGTCCGTCTTTGTAAGCTAATATGGCATTTTTCAATCCATTCTTAAACTGTTCGGTAGTTAACTCTTCCTCAGTAAATCCAAGGTACTGATATAATGAATTAGCAATACCTTCAGAATTTACAATATCAACAAAGGCTTGTGTTAAATTTCTAGTACTTACCTGATAAGTTAATACTGATACTTTTAAGCTCTTTGTTATTGATGCAAAGTATACTGCAGTTCCCGTAGAATCTGCACATCTTAGGTAAGATATTGGCCCAGTTGATCCACCTTCTATTACCAATACACTTGCCTTAAGTATTTGAGATCCTAATACCTCTTCCACTATACCGTTTATAGAAGAATCTTGTATACTTACTCTATATGGTACATCGGGTAAAATTTCATCTTCTATTTTAGATATTGAACCATCTTGAGCTAAATTCCAACTTGTCTTTATACCCTCAGAAGTCATTATTACCGAACTTCCACCATCAGTTGGATTCCATCTACCAACCCCGTATCCGTAGTCAAGGTTACATAAGAAATGTTCTCCTGCATTAGCTCTCAACTTTTCTAAGTTCCTTTCGCTAACTTCTGCAGAATCACCTATCTCAAGAGTTAATATATGTTCCTCATGAGTAACCTTATCTAAGTCATCTAACTGTATTTCTTTTTCTAGAGTTACTTGACCATCTGTTAAATCCATGTTACAGTAAATTATCTTACCTGACTGTAATATGGATACACTAGCCGTATCTTGAGAATCTATCCTTAATGTACCGAGATAAGTTCCAAATACTACTTCATAAGAGGTGTGTATTTTATATGGGTCATCTAACTGATATTTGGTTATTTCTGTTAATACAGTCTGAGGATTACTTGGATCAGAGAATATCAGTATATCATCACCGGATAATTTCTTAGCTAAATTAAGCAATAAATAATCCATTTGTTGACCAGAAAATGGGAACTGATAATTCCCAGCTCTAATTCTGGTATTTCTATCTATTGTATTAAGGTTAGGATCAGACTCCTTAACCTTATCCAAAAGTATTTTTAATTTTTTGTCCATATTATGGTACTTTTAATGTATAATCGGCATTTTCTAGAAGAACAGAAATATCTCGTATTGGAGTAAGTAACTCCGGTTGAATATTTTTATCTAATAAGCAATCCTGTACTTCAAATTGATATACTTTTTCCATTAACCCATTATCCAGATCTGGCATATTGTAAAAGTTTACTATCCTAAGGAATATATTTCCTGTGAATAGAAACTTAGGTTCATCGTAGGGTTTTAAGTAACCTCTTTGAGGTACAGACCAGAACATAATTTGGTGCAACAATCTCATATGTTCTGAAGAATGAGCACATAATCTTATGTTCATATATTGTGATAGGGATTCATAAGGTACTTCTGTTGCTGTGTAACCTATACCCTCTTCTTTCTGGGTTATTTTTCTTGGTAGTCCTATGTCTCCTGGATAAAATCCTTCTGAATCAACTACTATTCTTGGGGTTTCTTTTATACCTCTTGAATGGTTATTACCAACTCCGAATATACCTATATAGAAACCCTTGTCATCTTTTATCTTTTTAAGATCTTCCTTAAACCTTTCAGCATTTTCTGCACTTGTTGGAAGATAGTCTTCTGGGTTTATAGTGTAGCCCAATTCAATGGCCATATTCAATAGAGCCATGTATATGGACCTCTCTATAATTTCCTGAGAATTTACCATTTTACTTGATTGGGTCTTACACCATATTTTTGAAGTTCTCTACGTATCTCTGTTAGTATAAGTTGTTTTAACCTATTCTTACCACCAACAGCTTTAAGAGACGGTGACCACACTGGTCTTGATGGAATCCTACCATCGTTGGATCCAAATTCTAATATTCTGGCTAACTGATTTAATGTTAAACCTTTCTGAGATGATCTTCTTGTTCCAATGGGTAATCCTATCAGAACTCTAGATTTATACCTATATAACCCAACTGACCTTGAATAAAGGCCAGTCAGGTTATAAATAGGATGTTGTCCCCACCTTTTAATAGTAGCTGGGGATAGTGGTTGCCATGTTACTCCACCACCAACTGGCGGTATACCCAAAGTTAATGACTTCTTTACTATTGCAAGTAGGTTTCTTGAGAACTTATCAACGGCTCTATCATACCCTATTTGCATACTTTGACCAAGGTTACTTACTAAAGCTTCAACAGTTTGCCATTCACCGTTTAACTTTACTTGAAGAACCAGGTCAGATATTTTAGGTAGAGTGATATTAACCGTTCTTGCCATTGTTAAAAATGTTTATCGTAAAAAGCTTTCAGTTCAGAGTAAGCAGTCCTTATAATACCATCCTTGTGATAATGGAACTCTCCAGCATAACCATCGATTCCCCCGAGTTTGTTAGCCCATCTCTCTGTCCAAAAGTCATAATAGTTATGAGCACTGTTATGGAACATACAATGTAGTCCACTACATAAACCAACTGTGGGTAAATATAATGGGCCTAATATTCGGGATTGAATACAATGACCAAATTCATGGTCATATACTGGTTCCTTTAATCCGGTCTTCTCTGAAAGGAAGATATAATTTCCTAAACTTACACCACCATTCATTGTAGTGGCTACATAGAAAGCAGTGCTTCTTTGTTTTAGGATTCTTTTCTCTCCTTTCAGAATTATTCTATAAATAAGTCCGGCCAGGTTTTGGGGTAGTTGCCAAATATACAAAAGGATATGCACCAGAGTATGCAAGAACTTACCAAACTTAGTTTTATGTTGATGTTCTTTTAAGATACTGGACATTGCCTATTCTTTCTTAATGGCTGCCTTTATTTTGAGATAATGAGCAAAATATCCGGCAATGAAATACACTATCGGATATAAAATGAGCAAGAATGCTACCAGTCCGTTGTCCAGCCATCTCCAAATACAAGAGAAGATTATTACTGAGGCTATTAGCAATGCTACATACAGCCATCCAAGTTTTGATATTTTCATAATACTTTTATTTTAGAAAATGTATACTCCTCCATCGTAGAAGTTAAATAACTCTGATCTATTTACAGACCCTGTAATAACTAAGTAATATACATTGTTATCACTATTTGGTATGTTAGTAAATTCTGTAGAAGAACCAGCTCTTACATCCCCATCTTCATAAGTCACATGCTTTAACAATTGAGTTCTTGCCTTATTATAAATGAATATCGTAGTTTCTGTACCTGGTGAACGAGGAGAAATACCAACCGTAAAATTAATTGCAACTTTAGATGGAGTTGGAGGTAATACACTATCACTGGTTACATACTTTAAGTACATAACTACCCTTTTGTTAGTATCCATACCAACTACTATATTACCAACATCTTCTGCAGTATTAGCATAAAATGTTACTTCATCAATCTTACCATTATATTTCTCGTAGAATTCTACTACGGCATTACAATCCTCAAAAGTAGCTTTAGTACTTGATCCAAGGTTTACTTCTAAGTCATAAGGATATGGTTCACCTTTCCTTAACTCCATACCTATGAAACTTGTAGTATATAAACCCTCTAAACTTAATCCCCAAGCTGGATCTTGAATACTACCTGTTGGGAAGGTATTAGCAATAGATTTAGAAGTTAATACTCCATCAAGTAAATTTATCCTATAAATTAAAGTATCACCAAAGTTAACTTTTGTAGTACCACTTATAGTGTTAGTACCATAGTGATCTTTATCTATATTTAATCCTCCTAAGAAAGTATCCGTAGCAGTACCGTACTTTCTTAAGTAAACTCTGATGTTTAATACCCAGTTATTTTCTGACTTAACAGATATCATAGGAGTTATATTCCCCTCTGATGATAACCTGCTAGTAATTACATAAGGATCATTACTAGATGGTACATTTACAGTTCTTGAAGTTAACGGATTTTCTGGGTTACCCTGTATTATGGATAATCCAATACCAGAACTATTCTCGAACTGGTATGTAAGAGTTTTTGGCACTGTTTTACTTGTACCATTCTGTGAAGCAAAAAAAGCAGTAAGCATCCTACTTATAGTTTGTCACGTTTACAAATGCTCTAAAGGTTATATTAGTAGTCGACGACGTTGTAGGCACAAAGTGAATAGTATATACCTTTCTACCAGATGTAGCAGTAAATCCATCAACACCCTCTGCTTTATATACTATACCTACCTGATCCGCAAACTGCACCGTCACACCGTAAGGGACGTCTATTACAGCATCCCTGAACGGGCCGTTCTTTACTTGTAGGGTCAACAGGTTGAGAATCTTTATTTTCAGCGTCCCAGAGGTCAGATTAGTCGTAAGGTTCTCTCCCGGGATAACAGTTCTGTAACCCGAGGGGAACATCGTCAGTACAGCATCGTTCGGTTTTACGTATGCCTTAGTAGCAAAATTATTTATACCAGCCAAATCAAGCATACCTGTTTCACTACCATCACTCTCTATGCTAGCTATTATATCACTATCTGATGAATAGTTACCTATCCACTCCATGACATAACTCTGGTCGATCACGTATGTGTGTATAACAGAACCACCACTGAACAGGAATACAGAGTAATCTGATGAGGATTGATCATTAGCAATGATTGCTATTTTACTGTTTGCCTGTGCAACACGGAATCCTAAATTCAGACCGTCTGGGGTTATTCTAACACCAATTCGGTATAGAAGTCCATTAACTAATTCCTGTAAATTATTAGCTGCAGTTGGATCCCACGTACTTGAGGTATTTTCATCGAATAAAGTTGGTGCTTCTACTAAAACTTTTTCTGCAGCCAGTGATTCTATTTCTCCTATAGTAACTACCTTAGTCCACCCACCAGTAGAAAAAATGTCCTGTATTACGGCATTATCCTGATCGCTACTAGAAGTAAGATGCTGCTTACCGGGCTTCTCGTACAGCGTTACAAGAGCATTAGCATACGATCCTATTGCGAAAGCCTCAGTAAGATTATTGATGTTGTCATACCAAAGTATAACAAAGTAAGCAATATCTCCGTCACTACCGTTTATGATCCTGAATGGTCCCCAACCTGTACTTTCATCTCGTAACCCGCAAGCAAATGCTAAGGCATTAAGCCAATTCTGGACTGGAGTACTATTCGTATCAAAGTTAGGAAGCTGCCAACTATCAGAACCGTTAACAGCCATTTGAAGATTCTTCCCAAGCTGTGTAAGGATATTTACTAACTTAGATTTCTTTGTATCAGATACTTGTACTGATTCACTACCATCCAAAGTCTTCTCTGTTAGAGAATTTATATCTACGAACTTTGCCATATCTATTGATTGTTTTTAGTATCTCTCCAACCAGCTTTAACTTCTGAAGTACCGAACGTAGCAACTGTGTTATTAAACATAGCTACTACTAAACTGTCTGTTTTTTGGATTACTGTTAAATAAGCCTCGGCTTGTAATGCAGTTACTACATTTGAAGTTGTAGTTCTGAATACTAAAGTTTTTCTTCTTTCTACTCCTGTTTGGTTAATATCGGAAGTTATGAGTGATTCTGAACTCCCTTCAACTCCGGTATAATCTATGTAAAAATTATCACCCGAGCCATCACCCCATGGTATAGTAACTTTTGCCATACTTTAAGTATTAAATTTGGGGTATAGTAGAGATATCCCACCCTACTATACCAAAACTCCGTATCTTTACGATTTGGGAGTAACAGTGAATGTGGTGTTGGTATCCACCGTAACCTGAACTGCAGAACCATCCTGAGGTACATCGATCTCTCTCGGTGTAACTTCGATAAATGGATCACCAGCAGTCTGATTCAGTGTAGCCGTAACCTTCTGTCCACCAGCAGCAGTAGCAATAATCTGCTGAGTTCTGGCTTCAATTGTTTCGTTTGCTGCTGCAGTCAAAGTAACACTAAAAGTGTACTTAGCTTTAGCACCGGGGTCACCAGTTATTGCAATACCACTAGTTGCAGAAGCTCCGTTTGCAGTAAATTTGATTGCAGAAATATCTGCACCTATGACATCACCAGCACCTTTTGAAAAGGTAATCTTGGTAGTATTGGATTTACCAGTTAATGTTACACTACCACCACCCTTATCAACTGCTGGGCTAGCATTATCAAACTCAATGAACTCTGCAGCTGGGAGATGTTTAGCAACAAATTGCTTCTTCTCAGCTACACCGGAACCCTCTACTTCAAAAGTGGCAGTCTGAGCTAAACGGTTACCACGGTTAGCAACTTCTGCCTTTACCTGTAAAGTGGTATCACCAGAACCAGTAGAAGGACTAACAACTACACCGTTCTGTTTTACTTCAGCCATTTTTTTTT